TATGGCTATACTTTTGTTCGCCGACGCGGAACTTCCAGCGCCTATGGCAATACTTCCATCTCCTCCACCACCGTTGGACGCCGCGGAATTCCCTATGGCTATAGAGTCTGCTCTCGTAGCCGAGGCAGAAGCCCCAAGTGCAATCGAATCATTTCCTGCAGCATTTGCTGCTACAGTTGTTAAACTTGCCGCTGATTGTAGTGAGTCAGTTCCCGTTCCATTTACTAGTCCAGCAGAACCACCTGGTAAACCTGTTACCGTTGCACCAGAAAGATCTAGTGTTCCTGTAAAACTTGCTGAAGCTGTTCCTACAGATAATGTAGAATTATTTCCTAGACCATCTGTTAGGGCTTTTTCGGTTGCCGTAAGAGCACCGTTGTCTGTGGTTTTTAAGAGACCAGAGTAACTCGTGTTAATTGCATTTCCTGTTAAAGTTGCCATATATTCTAATTTTAATTTTTAATTTCGGTTAACCGACATCCCATACTCTGGATTCTGTTTCCCAAGTTCTTGTATCTAAGTCCCATACGAAAGGAGGAGGAGTTGGAGGTCCACCACTACATACATCGTCTTGTATAGCATACCACCATGTACCATTTAAAGGTTGTGTTACACCATAATAATTTGCTAAGGCTATTACCCAACTTCCATTTACTGGAGCTGTAATACCTAAGCCTAGACATACTGCTTGTAACCAAGAACCATTAACTGGTTCTGTTTGTCCAAGCTGAATAGCATACGCACTTAACCAACCACCATTTACTGGCTCTGTAATTGTAGGATTACTTGCGCACTCTACGTAGGATTTTACTGAATTTGTTATACTCATCTATATTGAAATATAATTTTATTTAGAGTTGTCTTTTTTACTTAAGAATACCTTAAGTTTCTTGACATTCTTATGGGTTGCCTTGGATTGTTGTGGAAGGTCCACAATCCGAGCAGTCACCGTATCTTTCTTCATAATAGTTTAATTTGTTATTAGGTACAACTAATCCACTAAAATATGGATTATCCTTGTTAGGCATCATACCATCTGTTCCTGGACTTTGATAGTCAACGAACATAGTTGGGTTATCGTAAAAGTATTTTAAGAGTCTCTTATTATAAAACTCAGCAGTATCTAAGGTTGTTTGTCTTAAATACTGTAATTCATCTAACGTTGTAGGCGTAGTGCCTTCTGATGTACCACTAACAATTCCTTGATTTACAAACTTATATTTAAGTGAAGGCATCATCATATACAATGCATAGTTCATTAGTGTAGGAGCAATATATTCCCTTAACAAGAGTTGTTCATCTGCTGTAAGGTCGTTAGCTATAATTCCATTTTTAAGTCTTGTGTAAAACTTAGTTCCTAATGTATCTTGCATATAGATATCTTGTGCTTGTAAGATAAAAGGAGTAATCTCATTCATTCTTACATTATCATCAAGTTGTGTCCATTGCTTGAATCGTTGTTCTGAAACTAAAAGGGCGGTTTGGCTCATATTATTCTGATGCTATATTTGTAATGTTTTCTTCTAAAGCTGGATCATCAGCTTCAGTTCCTATTAACATCGGTACCGGTTCAATTTCTAATTTAACATTTAAACCAAATAATTTTAAGAGGTAACCGTATGTAGATAGGACTTTCTTTTGTTTAGGTCTAACAACAGTGTTCATAAAGTGACTGTAAGAAGTTATTATTTCTTCGCTATTAGAACTAAAACCTGCACCGTCTTTAATCCCTAGAAGTAAAGGAGAGGTGATTCTGTGTGCTGTTAAGATTCTACTTGTTATTCTTTGTTCTAAAGTAATATAGTAATCATCATTAGCATTCTCAATAGGAGTAACTTCTAGTTCTTTTCCTGGTTCAGAGAAAGCTAAAAAGAATCTACCAGCATTTTCTTCACCAGTAAATGTATCTTCTATCTCATTATAGATATCTCTTCTTTCTTCAGGACTTGGTATACCGTTTCTGAATTGAACAAACATTGAAGGTGCAAGACCGTTCGATATGTTTGCATTATGAAACCTTGAAACTCTTGCATCGAGTTGGCAGTCGTTTAACGCACCAACGTAGCTAGGTAAAGGATATACCTCTTGACCTGGTTCATAGTCTTTACAGTAATAAATTTGTGATGCATTGTCCTTCTTATTATCTGTAGGATCAAATGCTCTATACTCTACTGGTTTGTTCTTTCTAATTTGAGACCAGTCACTAGAATAATAATAACTAGTAATCTTATCTTCTTCATCAGGTTTACCGCTTCTCACATTAGAAAAAGGAAGATGATAAAGTTCTGCAATTCTGTTGCCTTCTTTGTTAAAAATTACATTGATAGAATAACCACCAAATAATTCATAATCTAAAGATATCTTTTTAAATATTTCATCTATCGTTTCTCCTTCTGCGTTAATGTATTCGTCTCCATAATTAACGATACCTTCACCTATCATACCATCAACGATAGCGTCAACACATGTATGGTGAATAGCAGAGTTATTATATAATTCAATTAGTTCTTGTGGAAATAAGTTATCCATACCAAACTTGATATAGTCTTTTCCTCTTTGTTCTTTAATAACTGGTAAGTTAAGAGCTTCAAAGTTAGAACCTTTAATACTGTACAGGCCTTCTGGATTTGTGTTTCTCATATTCTTTATTAATAATTAGGGCGGAAGTATACATCTGCCTCTCTATTTTCGTTATTACTTATATATTCTACTTCGCCAAGGCCACCTCCAGGTGTTGTAATGATCTTAACTATGTCACTATAGTTACCTATTGTCCATGTATAATAACCATTCTGGTGCTCATTCATAAATGTAGCAGGAATAGTTGCAATAATTTGCTCATACCTTGCATTAACTGTACCGAATGCCCAATTGCTTGGTTGAATAGTTAACACGGCTTTTTGTGAATATTGTGATTTAATCACTAATGGATTATTACCATCGATTAAACCAGGTTGATTAGTATAGAATACTACTTGTGTTCCGTTAATTACTGAAGTCATATAATATTGTAATGTTTCTATCTAGAAATATAAAAACAGCCTGAGTTGTAATAATGAAAAAAGGCCAGTATTTCTACTAGCCTTTCTCTTATAGATTATGTGTGAGGATTATGCCTCCACAATACTACCAGTAACTTCGAATGAAGGTTTCTCTTCCATTCCAGATATTGTCAGTTCATAGCCATTTCTATCTCCATATAAACTTCCGGATGTACTAGATCCTGCTGTCATGAAAGCTCCTCTTTCAACACCAACACTAAAATATTTTGCGTTGTTGTCTTTAAAAACCACAACCATATCAGTAGCTTGCGCCATTAATAAGATTTGGTCTCTTTTTGTAGCTTCCATTTTATTGAAAATCATGGTAAGAGCTTGGTCGTAATATACGGTACCATTCTCTTGTGAAACGTTAATAGTTTCTGTGAACGAACTAGTCTGTCTTGGAACTTCAAAATCAAAGAAATCTGATGGTGTAAGAGCTGATCCAGCGACCGTAATCGCAGTGATAGTTCCATTAGTTTCAGTTATAGAGTCAACTGGTCCGTTAGAGATAAAGATCTTGTCGATACCTCCGTTAGAGTCGTTACAATCTAATGTAAAACCTGCTGTTAAATTTGAACATGCCATAGTGTATAGATTCTTTTTTTAAGTTATTAAAGGGACTCCATAAGGAGTCCCTATTGGATTATGCTAATCCGTTTGTTCCAAATTGATCTACTTGAGATACTGAAACTCCGAGCCTCCACTTGCTGATCATTTTCACAATTTGTTGTCCTTTATCGTAGAAAAAGTCAATTGTTGAAGAGTCATCAGTTAATCCTGTTCCAGCAACTATCATAGACGCAGGACCTGCACATACGTAATCTGAACCAGTTAAACCTGAAGTCTTTACTACTTTGATATTAGCTCCTGGTAATTCGAAAGATCTTCCGTCTCCTTGATCGTAATGGTAGTAATTTTGCGCTACGAGTGATCTTCTTAGAACATTAAACGCCGCGGGCGACATAATCATGAT